GCTGGTATCACATTCCCAGTAACAGCGGGTAGTGCTTCTGCGGTGCAAGCATCTTCTGGTAGGGTGTTGCAAGTGGTGCAAGCGAGTTCTAACTCTGCAGTTTCTACTACTGGAGGTACTTATATAACTACAACGCTTTCTCTTTCTATAACGCCATCAAGTGCAACAAGTAAAATACTTGTCTTTGGGCAAACATTTATAGCCTGTAGTACAGGCGGCACTCAGCCTTGTATAACTTTATTTAGAAATTCTTCCAATCTTGTATCTCCATCGGCTGGATTTGGAGATTTTTATTCAACTGCTAGCGGATACACAGAAAGTGTTTTGCCTTTTTCTTTATTAGATAGCCCCGCTTCTACAAGCGCACTTACCTACGCGATTTATGGAAAAAACAATGGTGGCGGCACGGCCTATTTCGGTGATGGGGCTAGGATAGCGGTAATAACAGCAATGGAGATAGCCGCATGAACAAGCATGACGCAATATTTGCAACGCATAGCAATGTCGTTACTATCCGTGGTGACAATGCTTTTGACGCTAATGGCAACCCCGTTACCTATGATGAGTCAGCAGTTCAAGCCTATATGGATGCTCGTGCCTACATAGCCAAACGCCAAGCGGAATATCCTCCGTTTACTGACTATTTGGATGGCATAGCCAAAGGTGACCAAGCACAGATTAACAAATACATAGCCGACTGCCAAGCGGTTAAGGCTAAATATCCAAAGGGTTAATATGACTACTTACAAATGGAAAATACACGAAATAGACGCTACTGAAGGTCTAATTACAGTAGTCAAGTACAGTGTTCTAGCGCGAGACATAGACCTAACAGTAGAGACTGAGGGCTATTGGCGCTTTGGTGACCCTGTTTTGCGTAAGGCTTTGCTAGAAGTCAAAGAAGAAGATGTAATCGCTTGGGTCAAGGCTGACTCTATGCGAGAAGGCGTAAATATAATAGAATCACGCCTAGCGGAACAACTTGCTAATCTTGCCAAAGACAAGGTTAAATTGCCATGGGTTCCCCAAGTTTTTACAGTAAATCTTGGATAAACCATGCAACCCATCGACATTATTAGCAGAGCATTAAAAGACATAGGCGCACTAGAGGCTGGCGAAACACCGACTCCAGAAGCCGCCACAGACGCTTTTGATATGCTTAATGACCTTATTGACCAATGGTCGAATGAGGACATGATGGTTTTTAATGTGACAGAGATTATTTTCCCTGTCATAGCGGGTCAGACTCAGTACACGATTGGCCCCGTAGCATCAACCGCTAACTTTATTGGCGCATCTTTCACAGGCTCAATTACTGGTGACATTCTTACTGTTACGACTATTGGCTCTGGCGCTGTTGCCCAAGGTCAAACTTTGAGTGGCACAGGAATTACCACAGGCACAAAGATTGTCGACTTCCTGACGGGCGCTGGCGGTAATATTAATGAGCAAGGCACATACAAACTCAACATTAGCCAGACAACGGCATCCACAACGATAACCGCTTATTACGAAAAGCCATTGCAGATTAACTCTGCTTTTGTTCGTATTAACACTAATTCAAATGGTCAACCCATCATCAATGGCGGTTTGGACTATCCAATATCTGTATTAGCGTTGCAAGACTACGAGATGATTGGTCTAAAAACGCTGAGTGGGCCGTGGCCAAAAGCGATTTACTACAACCCAGGCGCTGACACGGGCAATTTGTTTGTGTGGCCAAACCCCTCACAGGGCGAGATGCACTTATTTGCCAACACTATTTTCAGCAGATACGGCACTTTGTACGACAACATCGTGTTGCCACAAGGCTACTCAATGGCGCTTCGTTGGTGCTTGGCAGAGCGTTTAATGCCTATGTATGGCAAGGCTAGTCAAGTGCAAATAGCGATGATTAACGGCTTGGCGGCTCAAGGAAAAGCAACTATTAAGCGCAACAACATGAGTCCATTGCAATCTGCAAGATACCCAGATGCTTTGATGAACTCACGCTCTAAAGACGCTGGTTGGATTCTTACTGGGGGCTTTGTCTAAATGGCAGACTTTGGCTTTGTTGGCCCTTCCTACCCTGCGGCTTCGGTTTACCAAGACAGCAACGAGTGCATAAACTTTCTTCCAGAAGTTGACCCACTTAAACAGCCTGGTGACCGAGGCGTGGTGGCTCTGTACCCAACGCCTGGACTGACGATTAAAGCCATTCTTCCCAATCAACAAGAAGTTCGCGGTTTACGCACTCTTTCTGGTGGCACTCAAATGCTTGCCGTTTGTGGCGCTTATGTCTATGTGTTTAACAGTTTCTTGACCCCCACCATGATTGGTGAGATGAACAGCATAACGGGTCGTGTCACCATATCTGATAATGGAATCAACGCATATATCGTAGACGGCACATATCGCTACACATGGCGCATCGGAACTGTGACTGCGGCTGTGTTTACGGGAACTGTGTCAGGCACGACTTTGACTGTCACTTCGGTTAATTCTGGAACTCTTGCGGTAGGTCAACATTTCTTTGCTGTGGGTGCGTTACAAGAAACAGTTATAACCGCCCTTGGAACTGGTACAGGCGGTACAGGCACATATACCCTTGGGCTATCGCAAACAATTGCTTCTAGCCAGATGTATACATCGAGTCCAGGCGCTATTGTCACAGCGTCAATGTCTGGCACTACTATGACTGTTACTGCGGTTTCTAGCGGTACTTTGTATGTTGGTCAAACCATTCAAGGCGCTGGCATCACAGTTCAAACCATCATTACGGCTTTGGGAACTGGCTCTGGTGGCGCAGGAACTTACACAATAAATAACTCTCAGACAATTAGTTCACAGACTATGTACGCCCTTAATTGGACTGTACTGCCTTCTTCTGATGGCGCGTTCTCAGGCGGTGAAACTTGTGACATTGTTGACAACTACTTTGTATATAACCGCCCAGAATCTCAGCAATGGGGCGCTTCTGGCGTTCTATCCCCTATTTCTGGCTCTACTTCATTTTCTAGCAAAGATGGTTCGCCAGATGATTTAATTGCGCTAATTGTTGACCACCGAGAGGTCTACCTAATGGGTGAGGCTTCTTCTGAGGTGTGGACTGATGTGGGCGGTGTGCCGTTCCCGTTCCAAAGAATCCCAGGCACTAACACCCAACACGGCATAGCGGCTAAGTTTTCTGTTGCTCGTTTTGGGGATTCATTCTGTTATGTCTCTCGCAACAATCGAGGTCAATCACAGATTATGCAAATGAAGGGCTATGTGCCTACACGCATATCTAACCACGCGGTCGAGAATTCGCTTGCTAACCAATATGTTGATAACGCTATTGCTTGGACTTATCAACTAGAGGGTCACGAATGTTATGTCGTGTCTTTCCCTAGCCTAGAGTTAACTTGGGCATATGACTTAGCCTCTGGTATGTGGCACAAGTGGCTATACACAGAGAATGACGGCACATATACCCGTCACAGAGGTAATTGCTGTGCAGTATTCCAAGGGCTAGTCTTGGTGGGTGACTACGAAGATGGCTCAATCTATCAAATAGACAAAAACAACTACACAGATAACGGACAACATACCCGTAGGTTACGCAGAGCGCCACACTTGGTATCTGACTTCCAACGGCAGTATTTTGATGAATTGCAGATTCAGTTTCAGCCTGGCGTTGGGCTGACGGGCATTACTGTTCCTATAAATGACGCTGTTGTAGGTGCTGACCCACAGGCTATGCTTCGGTGGTCAAACGATGGCGGTTCTACATGGTCAAGCGAACATTGGACTTCTATCGGCTTAATTGGTAAATATAAGAATCGTGCCATTTGGCGCAGATTAGGCATGGCTAGAGATAGAGTGTTTGAGGTGGTTGTAAGCGACCCTATCAACGCTGTGATTATCTCGGCTAACCTAAAAGCAAGTGCGGGAGAAAACTAATGGCATACGGCATTTCCAATACCACGCAGTTAAACCCGTACCCACAGACTGAGTTTCTTGACGGGCAGACTAAGCGACCCACAAGGGCTTGGCAACAGTTCTTCCTTAATCTGCTTAATTACAGTTCAGCAACTACGGCTACGGCTGGCTCTGCTACCTTGCCTGCTAACCCCGTGGGGTTCATAAACATCACAATAGATGGTGTTCCATACAAAGTGCCATATTACAATGTCTGATATGGAATTAACCCAAAATCATGTGCCAACGCTTGAGGAAATCAATTGTTTACAGCATGAAATAAGTAATATGCCACAGCCTGAGATAGAGACTGAGCATTACTTTTCGGGTGGGATGTATTGTCGAAAGTTAATAGCGCCAGCAGGCTTGTTGGTTGTTGGCAAGGTACATAAGAAAGACCATTTCTTTATGTGCGCCAAGGGTCAAATTATTGCTTGGTCTGAAAATGGAATGGTTACTTTGAACGAAGGCGATGTTCTTTGTTCAAAAGCAGGCACAAAAAGAGTGATTTTGTCTGTTATTGATTCCATTTATATTAACTTTCACAAAACTAATAAAACAAATTTAGACAAGATTGAAAAAGAATTGATAGAACCAGATGAGTTGGCACTTTATGACTCATCAAACAAACTAAAGGTTGAAGCCTTGGAGGATAAGTAAATGGCATATGTAACCGCGGCGATGATTATGGGTGGTGGCAGTCTTGCGGCTGGTTATTTGGGTTCGCAAGCGGCTAGTAAAGCGGCTAAAGAGCAAGCGGCGGCATCTAGGTACGCGGCTGACTTGCAGATGCAACAGTTTGAAAAAACAAACCTACAACAAGCACCAGTAAGAGCGGCAGGCTATGGTGCTTTAAACACTTTAGGCTCGTTGGGTTCTGGCACATACAACATTTACAATGCCGAAGGAAAACCTACGGGTGCTGGTATTGGTTCTGGATACTTTACGCAACAGTACACGCCAGAAGAATTTGCCAAGGGCATAGACCCAGGCTATCAATTCCGACTTGCCCAAGGTCAAGAAGCCACTAACAGAGCCGCAAACATGGGCGGTGGAATGATTAGTGGAAACGCTTTAAGAGGCGTTCAAGACTACACGCAAGGGTTAGCGTCTAATGAGTTTACTGGCGCGTTTAATCGTTTCCAAACGGGTCGCACAAACATTTACAACACTTTGGCTGGCATTGCTGGTCTAGGTCAGCAATCACTTAATACAACTGCAAACGCTGGCACAACTGCGGCTCAAAATGCTGGTAACGCATATCAAGCGGCTGGTGCGGCTACTGCGGGTGGAATTGTAGGTTCTGCTAATGCTATGGGTGGCGGTATTGCTGGCGCTAGTCAAGGCTATATGTTGTCTCAAATACTAGCCAACAGAAACCCAGCAACAACTGGCTATACAACGCCTGCAAATCAGTTTATGGGGCCAATGCCTCAACCAGAAAGTGGCGGTGGTTTTAGCACAGATAACATTACATATGCGTAAGGAATAATCATGGCAGAACCAGTAGCACTAGGAATTAAACCACCAGCCCAAATGACGCTTGGGGACATGGTTAATATCGCCCGTGGCGCACAGGCTTATCAACAAGCAGAACAAGCCAATCCTTTGGCTTTGGAAAAAGCGCGCATTGAAATTCAAAGAGCAGGGCAAGAGGCTAGAACTGGTCAAATCAATTTAGGCGTAGAAGAACAAAAAGATATAGAGCGCAAAGGTATACAGACATTTATGTCTAACCCGAAAAATTGGCAAAATGAAACTGGTGATGTTGATATAAACAAAATTAACGCGGAAGTTACAAAAATTGCGCCTTTAACTGGTCGTGAACACATAGCAAATTTAACTACATTAGCAAAGTCACAAACCGAAAACATCAAAGCCACGCAAGATTTAACCCAAGGTGAACGCGCCATCATTGCTGGCCCACTTGGGGTTTTGGGAAGAATGGGCGTAAAAGATAAAAATGTTTACATTCAAGAACTCGATGCAATAGCGAAGTTTCACCCTGAGAATAAAAGAATACAACGACTAATTGACGCGCAAAAAACTTTGATTAATCAAGTGCCAGAAGGTGCTGATATGTCATCGGCAGGCATTAGAGCAAGTGAAACTTTATTGTCTCCAACAGAAGCAAGAAGTGCATTCTCGCCAACTTCAGCAGTCACAGGGGCTGGTCAAGTTGTAACAACTAAGCCGTCTATTGGTGGACAAACACCAGAAGTAACTTATTCAACACCACAAGGCGTTACACCAATGCCTAGCATTGTTGAATTAAATGGCATTAAGTATGAAATTAAAGCACCCACAACCGCAGGCGGTTCACCAACATTAATGCCATTAGGCGGTGGTGGTCAAGCGCCAGCACCAGCGCCAAGAGTGCAAAATGCGCCAAGCGCCACAACGCAACCCGCGCCAAGCCCTACATCTAAACTTGTGCCACAAGATATGCCTGTGCCTGTTGGCGGTATTCCTCAAATGAATACTCAACAAGCGGCAAGATATGAGGAGGGTAATGCGCTGAAGTCTAAATCAACTGATTTGGCACAAGCCGCCGCTCAATCTAAACAAACTACGCGAAAAATTAAAGAAAACATTGCGTCTGCGGCTGGTAGCGCACCTGGGCAAGCGTTGCGTTCTGCTGGTAAATGGTTACAGGGTAGTGAACAGTTAGACGAATTGGTAAAAAACTTGGCTCAAAACCAAGTAGACCAAGCCGCATTGATGGGAAATTCTGCGGCTACTGATGCGGCAAGAAGCGTTTTAGGTTTGGCTAATGGTAGTGAAAATATTACCCCACAAGCCTTAGCGCAAATTGTTCAACGCGCTGATGCTACTTCTACTGCTTTAGAAAAATTTAATTTGGGATTGGGTAATTATTACCAAAAACAAGGCGCTTACAACGGCCCCATTCACGCAAGAAACTTTAAAGACACATGGGCAAACAACTATGACCCACGCATTTTTATGGTTCAGAATGTAAATTCTTCTAATATGTCACCAGCAGAAAAGCAACTGCAACTGCAAGCCATTATGAAAGGCACATCAGAAGCAGAACGCAAAGAACTTGCTAAAAAAGCCGAAATCATTAAACGCTTGGAAAAAGGTGATTTTTAATGGCATACGAAACCGACCCAGATGTAGCCGCATTTTTAACGGGTGGTAAAAGTGCGCCTGCTGGCAAAACGCCAACTAAAGAACCTACGATGGAGCAGTTAAGGGAAATACAAAAGAAGAAAAAACTTTCTGATGCTAACCCTCAAATTCAACCAGTTGCTGAAACTGATTACGCAACTGACCCTGACATAACGGCTTTTACAACTACTGTTCCATCAAAAGGCGCAAGTCAAACAAAAATACCAAGCCAACTTAATCAAGCGGTTGGTGGTGTTTTACAAAAAGCATTTGAAGCAAAACAAAAGTTTACGCCTAATGTTGTTGCCGCTGTTGATATGCTTGCTGGCGTTCCAAACTTTATTGGTTATGGAGTTGGTAGGGCATTTGGTCTAACACCAGAAGAAGCGCAAAAAGCGGCTGGTAAAGTGCCAGAGGCTATTGCACAACCACTAGGGCGTTTAACTGGTTTAGCAGAAACAGAGGCTTACAAAAAGTCTGCGCCTGTTGCTGTGCAAAATTACATTAGTGAGCATTTAAACGAAAGCGCAGAAAGCATTGCTTCTAAATTTAAAATTCCTGTTCAAGACGCACAGGCTATGTTGGAGGCTGGTTTAGCAACTGCTGGACTAGGTGCTGGAAAAGCGTATAGAACTGGCAAAACTGCCATTAAAAACATTGGCGAAGCATTGCCCAAGGTTACAGTTGAAAGAGTTGGACAACCAACTGTACAACCTACTATGGCAGAAGTTCCACAGCCTTATCAATCTGGTGGTTCTGCGGCTGTTGCACATGAAAACGCTGTTAAATCTGTTTTGTCAGAAGCACGACCAGATTTACAAACAGCCTTTGCAAACAGAGCGCCACAAGACATTACGCCACAAGAATTAAAAGCAATAGAGGTACACAACAAGTTTGCCAAAGTTGACCCAGAATTTATACCTACTGAGGGTCAAGCATTACAAGATGTTGCAAAACTTTCAGATGAATATAACCTTAAAGCAAAAGAAGGTTATGAAGATGTACGAAAGAAATTTGAAGAACGCGACCCATTTTTAATTAAAGGGTTTAACAATGTCAAAGATGAATTTGCGCCTCAACATTCTGGTGTTAAACAGCAAGGTAAAGCAAATAATGTATTGGAAGAAATAAAAACTAATTTTGTTGATGTTGATAGTGCAAACATTAAAAATGCTTACAACGATTTAAATGATTTAGATGGTAACTTTGCTGTTGATATGCAACAAGCGGCAATCAATGCTTTGCAAAAAATTGAAGCAATGAAACGCACAAACAGAATTCCAAAAGAAATTAAAGAAACATTAGATGCTTATGCAAAAGGTGAATACGAAGGTTCTGGAATTGATTTTGAAAATTTAAGAACAGATACTGCATCGGATGTACGCAAAGCACAAAAAGCAAGCGATGGAACGCAAGTTCGTATTTTAAATATTATTCGTGATTCTTTTGAAGAATTGCCAATGAAAGGCGATAACGCTATTCAGTTTAAAGAAAAAGCGGATTTAGCAAGAAGCCTGTTTAAGAATCAAAAAGACTTGTTAAACCCAGATAGCCCAAAATACAACAAAGCCTATGCAATGGCGTTTGAAGATAATAGAACACCAGTAGAGCGTTTAACTGTTCCACACCCTGCATCTGAAAAATTCTTTGAAAGTTTTGTAACAGGCAACAAAGCAAGCCCCGCAGATTTAAGCCGTATGCTTGAACTGGTTGGCAAAGACTCGCCTGCTCACCATGAATTAATTGCTGGCATAACTGACCATCTTAAACAAAAGGCTGGCGTAATAGATGACAAAGGCAATGTTAGCCAAGCCAATTTGCGTAAAGAACTCAATAAACTTGGCCCACGCTTAGATTTAATTGCTGGCTCAGAAGTAGCAGAAAGATTAAGAAACATTGGCGATGTTGCTGAGTTATCAGAACACGTAAGAAATCGTGGCGGTGGTAGCGCTAATGTCTCGCAATCAACAATTACTACCGAAGCACAGGCTACACAAGACATTGTTAAAGGATTGGCTGAAACAGGATTAAATGTAGCAACTGGTGGTAAAAGTGGTGCTGTTGCGGCTGTATTGTCACCAATATTTAAAGCAAGAAAAGAGCGTTTAGCACAAGAAGCGGCAAACGCAGAACGACAAGCAAAAGTTCAAAAAATGGTTTCTCCAGTTGCAGGCACTAAACTTTCCGATATTCCTCGCATTGAATTGCGTGGTATGAACAAACCAGATTAAGGACACACATGGCAGTCAATCTCTCCCCCATCGGTAACGGCTTTCAGTTCTTTACCACTACTG